TGAGATTCCATCCAGCCATAGGGGTACTATCCCCCCTTATTTCAAGGTTGACCAATCGAAGGTCAAAGGCAAGTCTCGATTACTTATCGTCTTTTCTTTGATTTGAGGTTGAACGAGTTTGGAAGATTTCACACGATTGCATTGAAGGTGTGCGAGCTGAAGATTCTCAAGGCTCGCAGGATCGCCGCCTTTTGCAACCGGAATGATATGGTCAATCGTAGCGGACCAAGGATCAGGGAACTTCTTGTCGAAGTCAACTGCCCGTCCGCATATCCCACAGAGGGACTGGGTGGAGTATATTATCTTCTTGGCCTTGAGAAACGAAGACTTTGCACCGTAGTGATCCGCTCGTTTTGCTTTAGGCATACCCGTCCCCCTCTTTTATTTTTCCCGAACAAAAACCGCTCCCATTCGGAAGCGGTGAATCACATCGGAGTCAAACCCATGAAATAGTTTAACCACTATCAGAATAGCACAGTTGTGTGTCGTATTCTGTCGGACTTTGTCGGAAAGTGTGAAATTAAAGGGACTTCTTCCAATCCCGGTACTGCTTCGAGGTTAATCTGGTGGATCCAACGAGGCGATCAGTCGCTTCCCGAGTTGCGTTATACTTCTTCTCCGCTTCCGACCTGGTCTCCTCAAAGATAGCCATGTACTTCTCTTTGCCGAGCGCATCACGATAAGTGAAGAGCCAAACTGTATCGTCATTCATTGTTTGCTTCCTTCCTCATATCTGCTCCGCAGTTAGGACAGAAGTTATAATCATCTTCATATGCCTTGAACATACATCGTGAACAAGTAAGCCAAGTGAAGCCGTCTGAACTATCATAGTGTTCTGTCCATTTGCCTTGCGGTCTTTCAACCAATTTCTGACCGCATTCATAAGCAACAACCTCTCTGAATGTAGGCTCAACTGTCGGTGCATTGTCGATAATATCTTCCCAATCACCTATCAAATACCCTTTCCTATCTTCGTGTTTTGCAAACTCTTCTTTCAAAGCACTTCGGCTGATTAAATCGTTATTCATCGTCTGCCTCCTTGCTCCAATGCCTGCACCAATGCTCCATACATTGAACGTATCCGATATATGATCCATCAAGCTCACAATGACATTGAATATTACTTAATTCTCCTGTTCTTATATTGTGTCGGCAATTACAGCAGACTTTATTGTTTTCAACGCTCATCCTCTGCCTCCTCTTCATCGTTCGCAGCTTTCAAGGCTTCCAAGAATTCTGGACTTGTAACCACATAGCCCATCTTTCTCACGGCATCCGCAAGCTTGTTAAACGGATTCCCATCGTGAAGTCCTTTCACATATCCATCGACATAACCTGCTTGCCTCCCTGCTTTATAGGCTTTTCGCTCTGCTTTAGATAACTTCATTCTCTGCCTCCTTAACACTATCGACTATCTCTTTTGCGTCTTCGGGAGATAGACCGCAACATCTGCTTCTATGATTGTTGGTGCTTGGTCAAAATCCAATTTGCTTATCAAGGGCTCATTGTAATCTGCATTAAAATTAAGTGCATCAGCATCTATCAATCTTCCGTGTCCTTTAGGTAAAGGCTTACCATTCTTAATTGCGTTAATCACTTTCTGCTCTATTGTCTTGCCGCTTCGTCTACCAGAATGATAAAATTGCACCTCTTTGATAAACTTGTAATCTTCTTCAGATATATCAATTATCAGTTTCATTCTGCACCGCCCTTCATTATTTCCAATCCGTACTTATAGCCTCTCTCCCAAGCCTGCTGAATTAAAGCCTTGATTGCTCGTTCCATGCCTAATGTGTCTTTTAATTTATTCTCTGTTCTGTTATTCATCGTTCACCTCCTCTTCTGTCATCCATGTCGTTCTCGGCTCTACCGCTCCGCAACAGGGACAAACACTCTCATCATCACCTCTCGGCGAACTGTCATATCTATACTTGAAGTTTTCGAACATTCCGCCACATTCCAAACACTTATAAATCGTCTTGCTCATTCTCAACCTCCTCAAAAACCACTGAAGTAATTTCCCCCAAATTCACCGACAGCACTTCTGCTCGAGAAATATCCACGACAGTTGAAGAAATAGACTTCCGGGACTTCCTCTCCTGATTGGATCCATTCCCACGCCTGGATGATTGCCCTATCCGAGAAGTCGGTCCTATCGGCGCAGCTGCATCTTCCATTCCGCACTGTCGAGAACTGTCCCGGAGCGGTCAGGACTTCGCGCACCGTGTCACAGTTGAACCGCTCGTCTTCCACACGATTGAAGATAACCAGTGCGATATAGATGCGCCCTGTCAGATCTCCATCCGTGCTTCTGTTGCTTTCTGCTTCGACCACATCGCTCATGAGCTCGTAGTCTTCAACTGACAGTCCGACGAGTGCAGCTCGCTCTTCCAGTGAAAGTGCTTCGAACGGAACAGGTGCCTTGATGAGCGAGATGCCCAGAGAGATGACGGACACCAAAGTAATCAACTTATTCATCATCTTCCACCTCCACATAGCTGAATCCCGGTTCTACGAGCTTGCATCGCGGGCACTGCAACAGTGAATCGCTCGTGCAGTTGATCTCACGTTCGGGGAATACCGAACCGCAATAATCGCATTTAACCAGTCTCATTGTCGTACTCCTCCCACATAGTCTTGATCGAATCGTTCCAGTGCCGGTAACAAGTGTCGCGGTGACAGTCGAGCCTGTCGGCTATCTCCATCATGGTCTTGCCTTCAATGAAGTAGAGTCTGACTATCTCCGCACCTAAACCGCGCTGACGGTATATAAGCTGCTCAAGTTCCGCGTTCTCGTCTTGGAGTTCCTGAAGCTGCTTCCTGAGTCTTTCCTTTTCCTTCTCGGTCAGCATGATCGCGTTGATGATCGCCGAATCGGGATCTGACTGGTGCTGGACTCTCTCCTTCGAGTAGTCAATAGCACCGGAGAAAACAGAAGTCAGGATGTCTTCTTCCAGATTAGCCAGGGAAGTCCGGAGAGATCTCATGACTCTCCGGTTATCTCTGACGATATACAGCTCCTGCTTGAATTCATATAGTGTCATCGTCTTCATCCTCCACGATCGGTGAGATCTCGATCTTGATATGCGGACGGACGGACCAGAACTTGTGAAGGACCAAGCAAGCAACCTGTTCATCCCCTTTGGCGAAGAAGCCGAGATCTGACAGAACGTCCTGCAAGAGCTTGACCGAGTTGTCCAGGTCAGGCTTCGTATCTTTCCATTTGCCCTGCTTCTTCTTGTCCTTGATCGAGAAATAGAAATCAACGGACAGGAAGACCGGACCTTCGATGAGCGGAGCCTTTATGCTGTCCCTTTCCATCTCGTGCTGGATCTTTTCCTTGTAAATCTGTCTCATTTTGCGGACGTTTGTCTTCTCGAAGTGATGGATCCGGCCATTCGAGACAGATTCGCCTTTCTGTTGGGCTGTACCTTTCGGGTTCTCTTCGAGGAAAAACTCAATGACCATCTGACACCTCCTCGTGTTCGGCGACGATCCGAGCCAGTTCGGAACCGTACTTTGCGTTTTTCTCATCCATCTCGAGAGCCTTGATAGCAAGGTTCAAAAACTGTCTTGCCTCTGAAAATGGTGTGTCGCCTCTGCTTTCAATGGCTTTATCCCATTTCTTGCCATATTCAATGGCTTCTGCTCTTGTCATTCTGATACCTCCTTCAAGTCTGATATCTTCTCGATGATCGAGATGCCCTGCTTCTCACAGAAGTCATGCTCGATGACGCACCCTCTTGAGTTTCGCCATCCGGGCATGAAGTAAACTGCGTCCGCTGCATTCCTGATGATCTCGAGATCAATGGCGATATACTGTTCATGAGTGAGCTTCGGCAAATATGCGCCGATAGCCCACGGATTTATCGGTGTGTGTCCGAAGGACTCCACCTCGGACTGCTTGATCGCGAAGGCGATCGTGCAGTCATACTCTGTCCGTCCCGTGATGGGACCACTGATGTAGATATTCATTCTGTCTCTTCCTCCCTGATGGTTAATGGGAGCCTGATTTCCTGATAACCGAGAGCTGCGAGGATCTGAGCGACAGAGTCGAGTCTCGGTGTGTTCGTACCATTCAGCCAGGCATAGATCGTTTTTCTGCTAACGTGAGCTACTCGGGCAATCTGTTCTTTGGTCAGGTTCTGCTTTTCCATCTCATCCTTGACGATCCGGATGAACTCGTCTGTCGCTATGATGGAAGCCATGTTCGGTGTAACAACTCTGTTCATGGGTTCACCTTCTTTCTGAGTGTCGTGTCTCCTGTCAGATCCGCGATGCACTCGACCGCTCTTCTGATGACTTCCTGATCCGGAGCCTTGCCGATGTTCTTCATCAGCCAGGAACGAGTTTCGGAAGACCGAGCTATTCGCTGAGCTTCATCGCGGAGCATCTCCTGCGCAGCTTCGTAGGTTCGTGTGTACTGAGTAGGAGTAATCATACTTTCTCCCATCGCTCAAATTGAGCCTGTTGAGCTTTGAAGATGGCGTCTCTTATTTCTCTCTCCTCTATACGGCCATCTCCCCACATCACGACATTGAAGTAATGATCTCCGTCGTATGCCTCGCAGCATCTACACTCGTAACTCCATTCGATACCGGAGAAGTAATATCTCTGGCATGAACGACAATGCACCAGCACAGACGAGCTTTTTCCTGTAAGAGAGTTGATATAACTTTCGCCGTCCCAGCCTCCGTAATTACAACTTTCAAATGTAAAATCGGGATAGCCTATAATGACCTGCTTATCAGCATCTCGAATTAACATTTCTATTTTGTGCATATCTTTGTCAGACATAATTCCTTTAACTTCAAAGAATGAGTCCGACTCAGGAAGATAAAAATCAGGGAGATAGCAAGTGCCGTCTGATAACACGAAGCCTTCGGGTTCGTAAACCCATTTGATGTGAAGCTCGTTAAAGAACATCGCATAACGAGCTTCAAGTCTCGATCTGAATCTATGACCGTCGTATACAGTTTCGATAGATTTGAAGTTGTTCATCTTTTATCCTTTCCGGTCAAAACCTTTAATGTCCTGTACCCTACGGATCAAAGGCAAGCTTGCGAGCCTTTGTCCGTATAGGGACATTTGTCCGTGAGGGACAAGGGACACTATTTCCTTATAAGCCTTTTGTCCCTGTCCCTAATCGGGACAATAGGCGCAAATACACCTTTTGTCCCTCTGTACCCTTTTGTCCCTCTGTCCCTTGTGTCATTTTTCGTCTTCGAGCCTTTTAACAAAGCCGTTTTCAACTGTATATTTGCTTGACTCCTTGATATATCTTCGAAGAGTTTTCTCCGACGGCTTACCCTGACACCAGTCCACCATCTCGGACAATTTCGCTATTCCGTGTTCTTCACACATATCGAAAATTGTCTCGAGAACCTCGGCTCGGTCTGCTCCTGTCTGTGTCCTCTTGGGGCTCTTCTGCCTATGCGCTTCATCAGAGCCCTCGACAGGAACTCCGGTAAGAAGGCCAGCACTGTCAAGATAGTGAACAGGAAACTTAAAGAAGCAGTTCTGAGGTTCAATATCCTTAAAAGCTCGCAGTACGAATGAAATCTGCATAGGCTTCTCTCCCGTCTGAAGCTGAGAGCCTATCACCTCGATGACTTCCTTGCTCGGATCTAAGAAGGACAAATCGCACATGGCATCAGCATCTCGTGCGAACACTCCTGAGCCTGAACCTCTGTCGATGACCTTCTTCTGTCCGGCAGAGCCCTTCGGATGATGATGGTCGTAGATAACTGCCGCTCCTGTCTCGTGTGCGATCTTATCCAGGGCGTTGCAGAACTTGATGATGGCTTCCGCACTGTTTTCGTCGCCCTGCTGGACTTTGTAGAGAGGATCCAGAATGATGGCCTTGTAGTTCTCACCGCGACATCGCCTGATGACCTTGTCCGCCAACTTATCGAGCGGGACCGCCTTGCCTCTCAAGTTCCACGGATGGAGATTCCGACATGACTCTTCCGAGAACGGCCATCCATTCGCCTTGTATATAGCCTCGAAGCGGTCAAACAAATCTGCCTCTTCAACTTCCAGATTTATATAGAGGACTTTCCCCTGCTCACATTTGAACTTACCCAGCCACGGCTTACCCTCTGCGATGCACGCAGCAAGTCCCTGCGACAAACAAGTCTTACCCGCTTTACTTTCTCCCGTGATAATCATCTTGCATCCTTCTCGGAGGATTCCACTGATGAGTTCGGGAGACTTCTGCGGAGGATCTTGCAGCTGCTCCCAGAAGTTCTTAATAGGCGGAAGATCGTCATCTATGCCGTTAATCATGTCTGTCCATTCGAGATATGAGCCACAGCCAATGTTCACCGCGACGAGCTTCTGGATGTTGCCATTTCTCTCGGCTCCCGGCATACGCGACAGTCTCGCGAGATTCTTATTCGCCTCGTCTACTTGGAAGTTATGCCGTGAGAGAAAGTCAAACAGGAAGTTTACTCGCTGCGTGTATTCGCTCTCGTCGTCTGCCTGTATCTTCACGATGGCATGGATGGACTTGCCACCCGACTCGATCAGAGCCGCGATGGGGAGTTTCTGATTAACGAGAAAAGCCTTCTGCTCATCAAGAGGCATGGAATCCGATTCCACAAGAACGTACTCAAATCGAGTAACATCCTTATTATTCGGTCCCGTAGTGGGGTTATGACGAATCCACGCTCCCGCCTTCGGGTTGATAGTACCGAATGCTTCGTCGAGTCTCTTGTACTTCTTGAGGTCTCGAATAATAGCAGAGACCTTGCGGACGTGTCCTGCGTCAGCAGGAACCCATTTGTCCCTCTTTTCGTCATACTTAGCGGAGTGGACATAGCTTACCGTCTCATCAGAGTGAAACAACGTTTCCAGATAGCGGATAGCCATCTGATAAGGCTCTTCTTCCTTCGCCTCTTTAGCAAGAACTTCTTCATAGTAGTTCCCGCCTTCCACTACGGCAGGCATATAGTCATCCCATGAATAGACCTTCTTCGTAGAGTAGTTTCCGTATGTCTGTGCCAGATGGATGATCGTTCCCCCAGCAACACCGGCTCCCTCGAAAGTGTTCCACTTCCTCATACAATCGCCGGGATGATATCTGACGGAGTCTTTCATAGACCAAGAGTCCCAGGTGGCGCATGGCAGGCCCTCAGCCTTGAGAGCCATGCCAACCTCGAGCCATTCCTGATAACTCAGCCGTGATGGATCCAGCGCAGTGAGCGCATCCTGAATCTGTTTCGTTCCGTCCATGTCAGATCTCGAACGGCAGTTCGGCCTCCGCTGCCTTCGCATCAAACGCGGGCTTCACATAGATATATGAATCGACCTTCGCTGATGTCTTCCCGTTATAGGTATCATGCTTGATCTTGCAACGACCTTCCTTGTTGATAGCCTTATCAGCTGCATCACCGATGGAGATCCCGAGCTCCTTGCCCTTCTCCTTAACTCCGATTGACTCAAAGAAGGAGACCAGCTTCCACATTCCGTTCTCGGAGATTACGAGGTTATCAAAGACGCAACCTTCCGCGCCCTGAAGGTCCAGTCTGACCTTGAGCATGGGATTGCCTGAGCTCTTCGCGTATGTCTTCTCGACATCGACAACCATGAAGTTGTATTCGCCGATTGGCGGGATAGCGAACTCCTTACTTTCTACTTCTGCCGGGAGCTTGCTGCCCCATCCAAATTCTTCTGCCATTTTAAGATTCCTCCTGTTTTGTTGAATTTATTTTCTTGATGATCTTGGTCGAGTTCCCCTTCAGGAACGTGATGTAAAAAGGCGGGAGAGTGTCAAAAGACACCGCGTCTTCTCGAAGTTTCGCATCGTTGTCGTGACAGAACTTGATGACAGCTTCTTCTCCCACTTCGGAATAAAGTTCGCGCAACTCGTCAGCTATTGACTTCTGGGGGACTTCCTTGAAACATGACGCGATCGCGTCAAAAGTCATCTCCATCTCATCGGGAAGACCGAACCTGTTCTTGGCATCATAGACAGGAGAGTGTGTCGCATACATGACGCGCTTTCCGCCTCTTGCCTTCTTGCTCTTGGTCTTCGGATCTTCGACGATGTTGTTCTTGTAGTTACAGAACAGAAGCATATCGGACCATTCCTTGATTAACGGTGCGGTCTTCTTGGAGAGCTTCAGCTCCCAACGGTCATAGGCTCCCATCTCGTCAGGCTGCTCGAACTTCCGCATCTGGGCATGAGCGACCAGGACAACATTCTTCCCAGAGTCAATGACTTTATCGAGAGCCTTGAGGATTTCCTGCCAAGCCTCCCAGAGATAGGTGTAGCCTTTACCATAGCCCGCATCTTCGATGGAGCGGATCTGGTGCTTCTCGCAGACATACTTGGTGACGATCTGCTCGAGTCTGTCAGCTGTGTCGATGACGACTGTCTTACAGACATCCTCTTGTGCTATACTGTTTAAGAGGTCCATGAACAGAGCGAAGTTGCTCGGAGTCGTGAACCTTGAAACATCCATCGAGTCGGTGCCATGCTCCAAGTCGATGAATACCGCTTCAGGAAAGTTACTGGCCAGAGTTGACTTTCCGATTCCTTCTGGACCGTAGATGATGCACCTTATGGAGCGAACCTGTGGTCCTTTTTTAATTTCCAATGACATTTTTTAACCTCCTTTGTCATCTGATTCTGATTGTTTGCGTTTGCTCGAGATGAGCCACACCGTCAAGGTCCTTCCCTGCTTTCAGGTCATCAGACAGCTTCTTCTTGTCGATCTTTGGTTCCTGTGCGATCAGGTATTCGGAAGGGATGTTCTCGATGTAAGCCTCATCAATGACCACTGACGGTGTGTTCTTCTGCATATTGAACGAGAAGAGAGAGCCCTTGATCTTGGTCTTCCCTGTCGCGATCATGGCATCCGTCATCCGAGCTTTCATATTCTTGATATTGTTCTCGAGTGTCTTTCTCTTGGATGCGAGCCTTGTCTCTTCAGCCTTTAAGCCTTCGATATCTGACTCAAAATTCTTGATGATCTTGGCGTAATTCTCGAGCTTGTCCTCGATATCGACTACCATGTTATCGAGCGCATCTTTGAGCATTTCAGCCTGTTCGGGAGTGAGCTCTTCCATCTCCATGAGTTCCGAGAATCGGGCATAATCGCCTGTTAAGTCATACAGTGATGCCATATCACACCTCCTGCGACGGATAACGGATGCCGGAAACCTCGTCCCACTTGTGAGTGATAATCACATGGTCAGACTGGTCAGCTGCTCTGTCTTCCAGGATGCGGATTCTTTCACGATTCCGTGAACTCTTCTTCTTAATGTCGTGGATGTCGTTCTCGATCTCTTTGAGTCTCATGGTGACGTTGATATAAAGTCCCAGAAGACCGACAGCTATCAGAGTCGTGCCGAGAACGGTGAGTAATAAAATAACTTTCATGTTTTTGCCTCCGATTTGAAAAATTCATCAAAATGTCCGTTATAGGCGAAATATAAGGACTGCAAATTGATCTCTTCTTCCTGTTCCAACTGCCCAACGTACATCCTCGCCATGATGTCCGCTACGATCGCCGACTTCTGTGATGGAGTGAAGTCCACTTCTCCCTTCCTGATCCGATAGAGCTGCGTCCTGCCGATACAAGCAGCACTGGCCAACTGGTCCATCGAGTCGAAGAATCGACCGAGCGCGGGGTATGCTGGAATACCTGACCGCCTCATTCTGTCACCTCACTTGCGTTTTTCGTAAGTACCGGCTCAAAAAAATAAACATGAGTGTAACTGTTTGGTATATCAAGAGCCTTAATGACTTTACAAGCCTGCGTCATATCCCAGTTCCCGTCTCTCAAATGGGTATTGATCGTGTTCTCTGAGATTCCTGTGAGTTCGGAAAGTCGCCTTATTGATCCGAGCTTCGCCTTAATTAAAAAACGCAGATCCTCTGCTTTGTCCATTTCATCGTTTCCTCCTTCCGATTTATTGCGACTTGCGTAAGTCGTAAGTTTAATTTATACGAGTTTTTGCACAAAGTCAACCACTTTTTGCGTTTTTCGTAAAAATGTTTTATAATTCCCATAAAGGAGGGAGCTATTATGGAGTATGTAAAGAGATATATAGACAGAATCAAAACAGCGATGAAGAATAATGGACTCAACGCTCGCGAGCTCTCAAAGAGGTGCGGGCTGAGCGAAGCCTCGATCTCGAGATATCTGTCAGGAACTATGACTCCCAGAGTTCCTGCTATCGCGAAGATGGCTGCCGCGCTCCATGTAGATCCCGTTTGGCTCATGGGTTACGACGATACGTCCCCTGACTTCTCAGTAGAGACAGCTCAGATGGCTATGCTCATCGAGTGCATGACTTCCGAAGAACGGGAGCAGACCAAGAATTTTATTAAGTTTCTCATTTCGAACAGGAAGGAGGATTCAGAATGACACCGACATGGGACGGCCAGAGATGGCGAATCAGAGTGATGCGTGACGGACGGAAGTTCTCATTCTCGTCTTCCGTTCCCGGAGCGAAGGGCAGGCGTGAATGTCAGAAGAAGTATGATACCTGGTACTTTGGCGAAGGCTCCGGAGAGAAGACGGTCGGCACGGTGGCTGCTGAATATCTCGAGGATCTGAAAGCCAGACGCGGCGAGACTTCCGGTTCTTACTTTCAAGCGAGTGCTTATATACGGCTCTACATAGCCCCTAAATTAGCGAGTAAGAAAATATGTAAAGTTAGTAGTCACGAGTGGCAGAACCTCATCAACGAGGCACACAGCGAGTCAGGGAAGCCGTTATCGCATAAGACACTCTCCAACCTTCGCTCGATCATCATGGGAATCGTCAAATTCGGTTATGCTGACTATCAATGCGAGCTCCTGAGATCGAATCTGTATATTCCTCAAGGCCGCGAAAAGAAGGAGAAGGAGATCCTTCAGCTTGACGATGTTCAAAGGTTATTCGAGCCATCCGATGAATGGTTCCATCCGGCTTTTTGTCTCGCGATCCTGACAGGACTTCGTCCGGGTGAGCTGCTGGGGCTCAAGACTTCCGACATCCACGGCGATCATATATCCATCCAACGCGCTATCAATGACCGGGGATATATCACCGATGGAAAGAACAAGAACGCCCGCAGGATCATCCCGATCGGCAGGCTCGCGTCCGTGATCTTGAACGATACCGTCGAAAGAAACAAGGGACTCAAACTTCACACGGACTGGATATTCTGTTCTCGCGATGGATCCAACGGAACTCAGATCGCCATGAGAAAGTCGTGGAACAGGCTCAAGGAAGAGCGGAACCTTCCAGGCACACCGTACTCACTCCGTCACACCTTCATCTCTCTGATGAAGAATGTCATGCCGGAGCAGATGGTCAAGGATATCGTCGGGCACTCCGCATCCATGCCGACGTTCGAAGTCTATGGTCACATCCTTGACGGCGAATCGAGACGAGCTGCGGAGATCGTCGATTTGACCTTTTCAGACAGATTTGCCCAAAGTTTGCCCGAAGAAGTAGACGAAAAGCCTTGAAACCCTTACAGTTCAAGGCTTTGCACTGGTGGAAACTGTGGGGTTTGAACCCACTTATATATGTTCAGCCATGAACAAAAATGCCGTGTTTTCTATGGTTTGCGGACTTTCGACACCTGACTGTTTTCCTGCTGCGGACATATTTTGCCCAAAGATTTGCCCAAAGACTTCTGCGGTATTTCGCAATTTCAGGCAATAAAAAAGTCCTTCCCCGAGCGGCAAGGGAAGGACTGCGTCAATAACTATATATTGGAGGATTGTATGCTTGATTGTGGTTTATATAGAAAGGGGGCTGCCGCTCTTGGCAATCACTCAATAATCAGCTTTGAGGATCTTGTCCCAGGTCTTCTTCCCGACTATACCGTCAGGATTGAGACCAACTGACTTCTGGAAGTTTCGAACCGCGTAATCGGTATTGCCTCCGAAGTCGTGATCTGTGCTTAATGGTTTGCCGTTCTTGCCGACAAAACCCAGAGCATTGAGAAGAGCCTGAAGAGTTCCGACTTCTGCGCAGTTTGAGCCGGACTGTATCTGTGTCATTTCAATATTCACTTTGACCACCTCACTGTCTTTCTTGGAATAGCGGAGAACATAGTCCCAGCCTTTACGATATACATAATAATTCGAGACCGCGATCTCTTTTCCTGTCTGGTCGCCGTCCTTCCCGTTGTAGATGCCGCCCTTCTCGTTGGAAGAAGCCTGCACGACCTTGTTGTCACCGATGAACATGGCGGTGTGGTGCTTCTCGTTCAAAAGGACATCACCCTTCAGGAGAACTCCGACCGAGCCGAACGGAATTGACTTGAATCCGCACTTTTCGAATGCAGCTCTCATGTTTCCTGTGTAAGTAGCACCAGCTTCTTTGACAGGGACACCAGCCTGTTCCCATGAAGATATGATGAGAGAAGAACAGTCGTAATCAGGCCCCCAGCGACCAATTTGGTCATATCCGTGGGAATCATCGTTCGCAGTTTTGACAGCCCAGCTGACAGCCGAGTTGATTGTTTCAAGATAGGTCATCGTTTCCATTCTCCCTTCTCGAGTAGTTCCTTGTATGTTTGTTTGATATGGTCAGCTGCAAGGACTGCGTAATTGTTTTTGAAATCAGGATGTTCTTGGCAGTACGCCTCATAAGTGTCTATGTCCTGTAATTGCTGAGAAAAATATTCCTTCGAGTGCTCAATGCCATTGATGAGCTCGTCGTCAAATCGGAGGATGTGAGTTCTCGCAAGTATAGCCTGATTGCGGTCCACCTTGTCGGATAAAGTCTCGATAGCGTTCTCAATCTTCTTGAACGAAACCTTCTGGTTATCCTTCCGCACTATAAGAAACTGAACAAATTGCCAAATGGCGGAAGCCGTGATGATAGCCACGGCTCCTGCCAAAAGAGTGTCATTCACCGATATGCCCTCCGTCAGCAAGACCTTCACCAACGACGTAAGCTATTACTGTAGCTCCGGCCATAATTAAAGCCGAGATCTTCTCGGCTTTTTCTGGGTCTCCAGTGAAGTAGATAATCAGCATGGTCACAAACGATGCGAGAGCAAGCCAAAACTTCCTCGATGTGAGCTTTCTCTTCCAATCAATCTTCATTGTTCATTCCTCCTTTTAACTTTTAATTTAATTCAGTTAACTAATTAGTTAACTGAATTATTAAATTGACTAACTCGACTAACTCATTTCCTCGTGTACTTGCCTTGTGACACTTCCGATAGACAGCCATGGAGGTATCAATTCTCCATGCTCGCTGTATTGTTTGGCAATAGAGCTAATAATATCT